TGGTACGATGAATAGATTAAACTTTTTAAGAGTCTTATTAATTATATGGTTAGCTTGGTTAGTAGAAAAAGATGATGATCTATACGGTACATTAATGAGTATTCGTAGAATGCAAGAATGTAAGAAACTAGTAAAAGGATGATGTTCTACGTATCAAGTGGTACGTACCGCACTAGTGAGCATGGACCCACTTTCGGAAATACATGAAACAGGAGATTGTCACTATGCATAAGTTATTCGCATTAGTAGCAGTAGTTTTGTTAGCAAGTTGTTCTACAGTTGACGCTACCTATCAAGGTGGCAAAGGTGTTGTGACTGGTGTTGCTCAAGATGGTTTGGGTGTTACAGCAGGAACTTTTGACGTTATCTCTAATGTCATCAAAGATGTTGCTACCAAGACTGGCGTAGATATTGGTAAAGACACCGAGTAAGTAAGGAGTTCGCCGGCCAAGGATGGCACTATAATTATATTAAAGGTTTATTATGAGTCGTCGTGAAAAGACATTAGCAGTAAAAGCGAATCAACAGATATCTATATGCTGTCAATCACTATGTGATAAGTATGTAGTTGAAGAATATATTAATACACTTGAACGTGAGCTTTATGATTTACGGAAGTACGTTGCTGAGCTCGAAGAGGATATGCAATGAGTAAGAAAGATAGGTTTGATTTAGAACAAGAAATAATGGAATGTTGGAATGTCACAAAGGATATTGATACCCTGTATGAATACATTGGTGATCATAAATTCTTTGAAGGTATGAAGCCTGAACACGCTGATAAGATACTGAACATTATGCTTGGTATGTCTCAATTATACGAAGTAAAATTCGATAAGCTATTTAGGACCTTTGAAGAATGTTTAAGTCTAAATGAGTTTAGAGATGCAGTGTTCAGTTATGCTGATTCTGAATGGAAGGATCCATTTGAGAAGGATCCAACAGCAGGCTATGGCGAGCAAGAAATCGTTGATAACAGAGATACAAAATAACCATTGACATTCACAAGGAACTATGTTATAATGGTACTATAAATTGACATGGACTTATTATGAATATATTTAAACTTGATGTATGCCCTATTCAATCTGCTCAGGACCAATGCGATAAACATGTCGTTAAAATGGTGATTGAGTCTGCACAAATGTTATCAACCGCGCATCGTATGGTTGACGGCAAAATGGAACGAAGACCATCAAAGAGTGGCTCAATGCTTCAGTATTGGGAACTATCTGATGTACGTGAAACCGTGTTATATAAAGGTGTTCACTTTAATCATCCGTCCACAGTTTGGACACGAGAATCAAAGACCAATTACGATTGGCACTATAAACACTTCGCGGCACTGTGTGATGAATATACTTATCGTTATGGTAAAGTACACGCAACCGACTTGAAGTTACGAACTATATTAAGTAAGGCGCCAAGTAACATTCCTAACGTAGGAAGTACTCCATTCAAATTAGCAATGAAGGCTAACCCAGAGTGCATGTTCGAAGACGCCGTTAAATCTTACCGAGCTTATTATCATACCAAACAAGAACGTTTCTCAATGGTATGGACTAAGAGGAGTATCCCTGACTGGTGGCAAGGTCAGAGATTAGCTTAATTATAATTAATAGTAACTAGGAGTGTTATATGGAAAGGTTAGCAGAGCAATTACTTTCAGATGCAAACAGAAAGTTCATTGATAAAAATGAGCTTTTAAAGGCATGTCTTGAATCTATGACTGACAATCAGTTATTTGAGATGGCGATCAACTATGATTACATTAAAACCAAATCAGAACCAGGTGATCACCCAGCAATTAATCCAGATCAATCAACGCCAGAGCGTATCATAGATGCGGTGCTGGCTCGATACGGCGAATAGAATTATGATTTTTGAGCAATGGATGTTTTGGTTAACCGCTGTTGTATTTACTGGGATGGGATTCTACTGGGGTAGAGAAAGAACTATATACATTGATGTCTCGCAAATTACTGAAAGTGTAATAGACCAATTAGAAGCGCTTGGGTTTATACACAAGATCATTAATGAAGACGGCGAAGAAGAATTAGTTCCACACCCAGAGGCAATAAAAACCGATGATTGATGGTGTATCTATATGACAATAACAACAGACTTTACGTTATTCAATGTAGCAATGATTAATCCAATAACGATGGAGCGAATCGAGCAAGGAGACATGCGTGCACGAGATGCAAAAGCGTTTGTTGAAAAGATGGACGCTCGAGGCATACCAACGATGGTTACTTCATATAGTGAATCCGATACATTAGCTTTTACTGAATATATGATAGCATCTAAATTAACATCACCGATAGTACCATCATCTGAGAATACATAATGAAAGTAAATGTTGGAGTTCGTGGAAGCAAGTTAGCATTAGCCTATTGTAATAAAGCAATGGAACAATTAGGTTTTACGGAAGCGAAAATAGTCATTGTTGAATCAACGGCTGATTTAAATCCAACGGCATCTATTAAAGAGATGGGTGGTAAAGGAGTATTCTGTAAGGAGATAGAAGACTGCTTAAAAGAACGCAGCATTAATATTGCGGTACATGCATTTAAAGATGTGACACGTGATAACGACGCCTTCTTAGAGATTCCTTGTGTAATAAAAAGAAACGACTACCGTGATTGTCTTATAGGTAATCATATAGATCCAAAGACGATTGGTACAAGTAGTCCGCGCCGAATAGCACAACTGAAGAGCCTCTATCCTCTTTCTAAGATCATTCCAATTCGTGGTAATATAGACACTCGAATTAAAAAGCAGGAGAATGGAGAGTATGATGCGATCGTTCTAGCAGTTGCTGGTGTTGATGAATTGGGATATATGGATAAAATAACTCGAGTCTTTGAAACTAATGAGATGATGCCTGCTCCAGGACAAGGTGTTATCGCGGTTCAATTAGTAAAGCCACAGACTGTCCGTGAACATAATATGTCTGACCTTTTACGATCAAAGTCACACAAAGATACTTGGTATTGTGCAATGGCTGAAAGGTATATGTTAGAACGAATAGATGGAGATTGTCAAACACCAGTTGGTAGTATATCTAATATTAATGGTCGTGCTCTAACGATAGAAGCACAGAATTGGGAAACAGGAAAACGAGGGTTTGTTAGAGGACCAAAAGAAAACTATAAGGAACTTGGTTACGAACTAGGTTCAAGACTAATATGAAAAAAGAAACATTACAAATCCACAAAGAAGTAGCAACGCAAGTTAGTACAGGTCTAGTCATCAACTACCCACTCAATCTTGTGTTACTTTATATACTAATAGAACTATATGGAGTAACCAACCCTCTTTATATAGGCACCACAATCACTCTAATCATGACAGTTATTGCTTATACGCGTATCTTTATTCTAAGATCATACTTCAGTAAAAAATACAAAAGAACTAGTACCCGCCAGACTTAAACCAACCTTTACCTTTTAATTGAAATCCACCACTCCCAGCTACGAATACTTTCTTTAGTTCGTCTTCTTTACACTCAGGACATGTTGTTAATGGATCTGCGGTTATCTTTTGTATGACTTCTAATTTAGATTCACAATTCTTGCATTCATAATTATACGTTGGCATTCAGGTAATTCTCATTATATTGTTTAATGTTTTATTTATCGTTTTCTTAAGACAAAAAAAGGGACCCCGAAGGATCCCTCAAAAGATGTCTAATTAAAATTAGATTCTTATTAGTATTGCTTACAAACGCTTAGCTTAGAACAAGTTAGCGATTGTGACCTTACGGTAGTACTTGTTAGTATCGGCAGTAATAGCACCAAGACCTTGAGTAGCACCTTCAGCGAACGGGTTAGCAACCATACCATAACGGGTCTTGAAACCAATCTTAGGCTGGAAGCTGTTCTCGCCAACTGCACGAACCATTTGTAATGGAACGTATGGGCAATAGAACAAACCTGCATCGAATGCAGATGAACCTTTATAACCAACTACCAAGTAGTTAGCACCGGCGAATGGGTCAACATAAACACGGAATCTACCGTTAAGAACACCAGCAAAAGTATTGCCTGTATCATCAACTTCGAGAGTGTTGCTGTTTAGTGCAGGAGTATAATCCAATACACCAGCCATTTGCAGGGCAGAAGCTACGTCAGAAGAACAGATAACAATGTTACCTTTACCACGACGAGTTGCTTTAGCAATTGCGTTAGCTTCTTGCTCGATCTGGAACATAAGACCTTTGAACTTCTCAACAGACCAACGACCGTTAGCATCAACATCTAAGTCGAAAGTACCGGGAGTTGCTGCACCAGAAGCGCCGACAACAGCTGTATCATAAATTGTACGAACAACTTCACGGTTGATTTCCGCAAGGATCTCAGTTTGAAGAATGTTAGCCAATTCAGTTTCTGCGTCAAGTCCGTGAACTGCTTTAAGATCTTGAGCAAGTTCAGTTGTGTATTCAGCTTTCAGTGCGCGAGTCTTAGCAGCAACAGTTACTTTCTCAATTGAGAAGGCCATTTCTGCGTAACCAGCACCAACACCGTCGCCTAATGCTTCAGCAGCACCAGTAGCAAGTCCGGTACCTGTAGTAACAGCAGCACCAGGAAGTGTATTAGCATGAGTACCAGTTCCACCGAAATCTGTATCGGCTTCGTTGAACAATGCATCGCCACCAGCTTGAGTACCATACTTTGCACGCATTGCGAAGATAAGTCCTGTAGGACCAGTCATAGGCTGAACGCCACAGATATCATATGCGATTAAGTTAGGAACTGCACGTCTTACCAAAGAGATAAGAATTGGATCGTAACCAGCAGTAGGTCCGCCAGCAGCAGAACCGCCACCGAAGCCGCCAGTACCAGCATCGTTAGTTGGAGAAGCTTCAGAAAGCAAGCTTGTCATGTTTGCAGAAAGATCGCCAGTTTCGGCTAGAGCACGTTCTGTGTTTTCGAGGATGGTTGCTGTAACCGCTCTTCTATGTTTATCGTTAATTGGTGAAAAAGAATCGTGTGCTAAAATTGGCTCCCACTTTTCCACTAGTCTTGTATAGTTATCCATTATTGGATCTCCTTTATATTTAAAATTAAAATTTAGTTTACTAAAACCTAATTTAATTATTCTAATTACTATTTAGTGTTGAAAGCTTCAACTAAAGCATTAATAGAGGTGTAATCAGAAGATGGTTTAGTTACTTCCTGTTCCTCTAGAATAATTTCATCGGACTCAGATTGAACATCATGTTTTTCAACAAGAGGCTTATCACTGAAGAACGATTCCTTAATAACTTGAAGATTCGTTGCATATGCATCTGTATCTTCAACATCAAGCTTTTCAGACAATACCTTTAGACGTTCCACCTGATTTACAGATAGTCCTTCTGAGATTTCGTCAAATTTTTGTACTGCTTTGAAAGTGGCAATAGTCTTAAGTAATTCGATATTCTCGTTTACTAGATCATTGGCTTTCCCTTCCAACTCAGATACTGTTGTTTCGAGGTTTTCTACAACATCAACAGTTTCTTCCGAAACAGTAACGTTGTGTTCAACAAACAAGTTCTTAAGACCTGACATCAATGATTCCGCCATCTCAACCTTAATACCAGATTCGACTGCGATTTCATTCTCTGCCATCCACTCAGAAACAACGTAATCCAAATACTTATCAACGTTCTCAGTTACAGTATCCAATTTCTCAGTTACAGCTTCTTCGAGTGATTCGTCTAAGGACTTAGTTAATTCTTCACGAATTGTCTCAGTTCTCTTGTTTACTTCTTCGTTTAATGCGGCTTCAAATACAAGACTGATCTTGCTTTTAAAGTCTTCAGATAAATCTTCACCTTCGATGATAGATTCAATTGAATTTTCGATAACTACTTCTTCAACAGTTTCTACTTCTTCAGCTGTAGGAACTTTCTTTCCAGCGTCTTTCTGTCCAGGTGTTGCTTTCTTATCGTCAACTGCACCTTTAGGCTCGTCAGTAGTAGTCTTCTTCAACTTGTCCTTTTTACCTTCTCCACCTTCAGGTGTAACTGGTGCTGGGACTTCTGAAATACCGTCATCGGAAACGAATTTCTCTTCTACGTTTTCCATTTGTTTTCTCCTTTAAATTTGTTATGTCTTACAAATATGTTTATAATAAACTTTACTTAATTTATTTATAAAAATTTAGTTTCTTAAAGAACGAACGAATGTTTGGAACATCCTTGCTGCCGTCTCTTCATCAATAGTTCTTACTACTCTATTAATCTTTCTCTCGACTTCTTCTTGAATTTCCTGAATAACCTGATTGGCTCTCCAATTCCCAGAAGCAATATCGTAGTAATACTCTACGTTCTCCATGATTCCATTTACGAACGCATTTGGTGCTGAAGGGTCAGTAACAATATCAACAGTAGAGAGGTGAAAGTCAGACTGAACTTCCATTACACCACCTTTACCTGCCTTGACCGAACCAAGACCACGGGTTGAAACCCCGATCTTTACTCCTTCGTCTAATAGGCTCTTCACGATTTCCCCCATAGGTGTTGATAAGATTTTTGCCTTACCATAAAAATCGTTGCCGTCCCGTCTCATCTCAGTAATTAGATGTGAAACGCGATCCCCGTTAATCTGTGGACCATCAGGGTGACCTAGTTCTCCAAGAGCACGTTTAGTTTGAATAAACTCTGTATTATATCGAGTCATCTCATTTTCTAAAGTAGCGCTTGGATAAATTCTTCCGTTGCGATTTTTGATATCGCCTTGCATGAAAACTCCTTCTATGAAGTAATTCTTTTTACCGTCGTCTTTAGCTTCGGTAATTACCTCTACGGAGTGATCTGTAAATTCTGTTATTAAATTCATAATTGTTTCCTTGTAAACGTATTTATACAACTAAGTATAATGAGCAACACCAACCATTAATACTGCAGAAGCGGCAGTTAAGGTATCCGTAGAATCTTTCTTACAAAATGATTGCCCAGGACCTGCCGTAAATGTACCGATAGTAGTTGCACCGGCGTCTTTATGAGTAATAAGAATACCTGCAGCCGTTGCGTTATATAATCTAACAAGAGTTGCTGTACCAATATTGTCAGCAGTTGTTATAGAAGCTTCAGTACCTTTAACTTTAATTATACTAGGCATTATACGTTATCCTTACAAAAATCGAGGATTTCTTGAAATCCGCTTTCATCAGCAACCATAACACCATACATATCTTTTGTATTGGTTTCAGTTAACTCACTAAACATTTTATTTAACATAGTTGCATCTTGTTCTGATATTTCAACTACCGAATTGTTTTGTAATTTAAATGGTCCTGATTCGATTGATTCACCGTAACCAGCTTTAGCAAGAATCTTTGCCGCTCCTAATGGGCGACCGCTTACCATTGCATCACCTTTGGCATAAGCATATAATGATTTAACATTTGAGAATACTTCTGCTAATTTGTTCTGCCACCATTCTTCAGGATCTTGTCCTTCTCCAAGGTATTCTTCAATCTCTTGTGATGCGTAACAAATAAAGTTAAGTTGCTTCATCATCATTGGAATTTCTTGCTGGGGACTCTCAAGCAATTCTTCCTCTGTAGAAACCTTATCTAACATTTCTTTGAACGTTAACGAAATTGTTTTACCGTTTGAATCTTTAATAGTAACTTGTGAAGGTTTAACCTTAGGGGCTTTTTCGTTATCTGCCTTGTAGGCTGCCTTAGTTTCACCAGCTGCTGTTTCAGATTCCTTAGTTGTTGCTTTACTTACAGGTTTCTTTTCAGCTTTAAGTTCTTTATCGTGATCGCCTTTGGTTTCTTCCATGTCGCCGTCATCTGTTTTCTCATCATCTTTGACAACAGTTTTCTTCTTTACACCAAGGATTTCAGTAATTGACTTCTTACTTAATTCGGTTTCTTCCTGAGCAACAGGAGGTTTGCCTGTACCTGTACCACGAACCGGTAGAGTTTGATCTACCTTCTTCTTATACGCTTTGTCGTAATCAGCTTCGTCGTTAACCTTATCCGCAGGTCTTTCGACTTTAGTAAGCCCAGGTATCTCGCCTGTAAAAACGTGGTCAGGTGCAACAGGATGAGGGATTACCTCAATTGTATGTTGATCCTTAAATCGTTTTTCTTCGGGTGCCTTTGGCTGGGCAACTTCTGAAACAAGATCTTTAAAATTTTTCATGTTTAGTCCCTAATTTAATTTACTCTATTCTTTATTTATATCTTAAAAGGCTTCGTCTTCGTCGGAATGACCGCCTTCAGCAGTTTCATCTGCAATCTGGTCTTCCATAGTCTGCTGCTGTTCTTCAGTCATTTGAAGCACGTTTGCAGTAATCCACTGATGAGAGAAATACTTACCTGTATAATCAGATATATCTCTAAGAGTATTTAATCGTTCTCTTAAAATCTCAGATTCCTTCAGCTCTTCAAAATAGTTATCCTTAACAAAGTCGTAACGAATATCGTTTCTAATCTCATTGAATTCTTCAGGTGTTAAAATACCTTTGAGTACCAATTGCTTCTCCAATACCATATTGAATATCCAGGAAAAGCGATTACGAATTCTTCTAATAAATTTACCAAACTTTAGTTCATCTCGAGTAATCTCAGATGTTCTACCAAAACTGGCCATAGCTTCTGGTTCTAAACGTGATAATGGAACCTTCAACGATTTAAACAACTTACGCTGAAAGTATTCCATATTTTCGTTCGTACTCAATCCTGGTGCGTTACCGCCGGCTAATGTATCAACCTCAGTTGATCTTTCACCACCACGACGAGGGAACCAAAAGTCCTCTGTCATTGTTAGCATCTTCCTAGAATCAGTCATTTCACCGGTACTAGAATTATACTGTAGTTTATTCTTGTGTCGAGCCATCATATCCCGTAGATATTGTTCTGCCTTGTTCTTCGGCAAGTTACCTACATCAATATAAAAAATTCTGC